CCGCTTGCAGCACTCACTGCCCTGCAGGCCGCTCTTGCGAACGGCACGGATCCCTCAGGCGCTTCTGATGGGGAGGCGGAGGACACCGGTGCGACCTTGGCCCAAACCCTTGATGAGATCGCGGCATCGGCCACGAAGGCCGGCGCAGGGGTTAAATCCGTGGGCGCGGCTGGCAAATCCGCTGTGGAGGCTGCGGCCGAGGCCCTTAAACGCACTCAGGATATGGCCAAGTCGCTGGCTGATGATCTGACGGGACCGCTCAAGAATGCGCTCAAATCCGGTGAGCTGAGCTGGCAGAGCTTTGCGGGGGCTATCTCCAGCATGGCCCAAAGCCTTGCGAGCCGTCTCATTGATACAGCCTTCAAACCCATCGAGGATGCGCTGATGCGCGCCTTCTCTGGCGCCGGTCAGGGAGGCGGCGGTGGTGGCCTCTTCGGGGTTTTAAGCGGTGCCATCGGCAGTCTGTTTGGCATTGGCGGGGCTTTTGCAAAAGGCGGTGCTTTTGGACAGGCGGGTGAGATCACCGCTTTTGCCAAAGGTGGCAGCTTTGCCGGCGGGTCCTATTCCGGGGGTGTGGTCTCTCAGCCGACGCTTTTTCCGTTCGCCAAGGGCATTGGGCTTATGGGCGAGGCCGGCCCTGAAGCCATTTTGCCGCTGCGCCGCGGGCGGGGTGGCAGGCTTGGGGTGGAGATGACCGGAAATGGCCCGGGCAGTTCAGACGGCCAATCTGGTCAGTCTGGTCACTCGGGCCAATCTGTCACCCGCATCATCAACGTTTTGGATCCGTCGATCGTGGGCGATTATCTCGCCACGCCCGCCGGTGAGCGGCTCATCGTGAATGTCATCCGGCGCAATCAGGGAGGTCTGGATGTCTGAGCCGGCAGATCCACCGCACCTCTGGCCCTTTCCGCTGCGCTGGCCTCTCATTGAGACGCAGGAATGGCGAACAGATGTGTTGGCGACCAAGGACGCCGAGCAGCGCATTGCCCTGCGCACCATGCCGCGCACCCGCTTAACATGTGTCTCAATTCTGGAAGCGCGGGGTCTTGCTAGTGCGGCAGAACTGGCGCGGGGCGGTGTGTTCTCGACATGGCAGCTGCCGCTCTGGCATCGCGCAACCCCGCTCGCAGCACCTGTGGACGCAGGGGACACAGAGGTTTTGCTCAACACAGGCGGGCTGGGATTTGCAGTTGGTGACCATGCCGCCCTCGCAACGGGGGCCAGCATTGCTGGGTGCTCTGTCGATATTCATGAGATCGCTGAGGTTTTGGAAGATCGCTTGGTGCTGACCCTGCCGGTTTCCATGACAGCCCCCCATGCTTCTGTCATGCCTGTGTCAAAAGCCCGAATGCAGGGACCGGTCGAGATTTTGCGTCGCCGTCAAAGCCTCGGGACCGTCACGGCAAAGTTCTTGCTGGCGCCACAGGCAGACCAGTCCGCCACTCTCACATCGCTCTATCCCACCTATCAGGGCAAGAATGTTTTGATGGATCCCGCAGTATTGCGCCAGCCCTTGTCAGAAGCTGTGGATAACCCTGTGGACTATATCGACAATGGCTTTGGTCCCATAGAGATAGAAGCCCTGCGCAGCTACGCGCAGCGTCGCTCAAACATCACTCTGGTTGATCGCGGTCCCGCAAGATGGACCAGTCAAGCCTGGCTGCAAAGCTTACGCGGACGTCAGAACAGCTTTTGGTTGCCAAGCTGGGGGCGGGAATTGGGGCTGCAGGTCCCCCTTGCGCGAGGTGACACGAGTGGCTTTTTCAATCCGGCACAAGTGTCGCTAGATCCAGACAGCTTGGTTGGCCGGCACCTTATGATTGAACTGCCTGGCGGGGCGTTGTTCCGCGAGGTGCTCGCAGCCAGTGGCGACGCGCTCAGCCTGCAAATCACCTTAGCCGCGCCGGGCGTCGCCGTGCCGCGCGACACGCCCATCCATCTGATGCATCACATGCGGCTCGATGCCGACCGGATCGAGGTGATGCACACGCCCAACCGCATGGAGATGAGCTTGCCCTTGATTGAGGTCCCCGCATGACGCCCCCGCTTACCTATGATGACCTGGAAACCTCCACCGCCGAGGGGCGTGCGTTTTTCCTCTATCAGTTCAGCCAGGGTGAGACCCAATGGCGTTTGACCAGCCGAGCCACGGATTGGATCACGCCACCCGACGCACTGGGAGGTGAAGAAGGCGAGGAAGAAGACAGCCTCACATGGGCCGCCTCTGCCATCAGCCATGGGCGTCTCTTGCAAAGCTCGGACGCACGGCGCAGCGCGCTTGATCTCACCTTCGCGCTTTCCGATCCCTTCGCCCGGCGTTTTCTAGGGCCACGAACGCGGCAGGCCACCACCCTGACCATCTGGCGCGGCCATGAGCAAATACCCGAAGAACTGCGCGCCCATTGGAAGGGCCGCGTGGTCTCGGCCAAAATCACCGGCCAACGCATTCAGCTCACCTGCGAGTCGCTCTTTACCACCATGCGCCGCGAAGGCATGCGCGCCAAATATCAACGCCTCTGCCGCCACGCGCTCTACGCCCGCGGCTGTCGTCTGGATATAGAGGCCTATTTTACCGGAGGCACGCTCAGCGCCCTGGAAGGCCGCGTGCTCACCGTGCCAGAGGCCGCACTCGTGCCAGCGGGCTGGTTTGCCGGCGGTGTACTACGCCACGCAGGGCTTCTGGGATCGATCCGCTTCCATGAGGGGGAGAGCCTCACGCTTGGTGCGCCGATGCCGGAACTGCAGGCGGCCTATGAGGGGTTTCTTTTGCAGCAAGAAACCGCTGACGCAGAGGGGGAGGGTGAGACGCCCGCACCAGTGGTCCTCGAGATGGCGCCAGGCTGTGATCTGCGCCGCGATACCTGCAATGCCAAGTTCGCCAACCTGCTGAACTTTGGCGGCTTTCCCGATATCCCGGGACGCAATCCCTTTGGCGGGGGAAGCGTGGTGTGAGGGCGCGTTCTCTGGACTAACACTCTGTTCCCCAAGCAAAAAAAACCAAGGACACCCCCTCATGGTCTGGAACTTCGTGGTCCAAATTGTCGCGAGCCTTGTGCTCTCGGCGATCTCCTATGCGCTCTCTCCCAAGCCCAAATCCCAGGTCCCCAAAGCGGCAGGGCTTGATGATTTCTCCCTGCCCACGGCTGAAGAAGGCCGGCCCATTCCTGTGGTCTTTGGCACGGTGCTTCTGCGCGGGCCCAATGTGGTCTGGGCCGGTGATCTCAAAGTGGAGCCTATCCGCAAGAAAGGCGGCAAGAAGTGAGTATCGATCCCTCCAGCCAACCCGACCCGCTCATCATCCGCGTGGGCGATATTCGCGCCAGTGGCATTTGCCTGCAGGGCGCACGGGGCTGGTTTCGCAGGCAGGGGCTGGACTGGCAGATGTTTCTTGCCCAAGGCCTGGCCGCCGAGGTGCTGGCCGCCACCGGCGATGCGCTGGCGCTGCGTGTGATTGCGACTGCACAGGCGCAGGTTCAATCTCAGGCACAGACACGGGCGCGTGTTCGTGCCAAAACCTCTGACGAGTCTCCCCATGGGTGGTAGTTCCAAATCCCAAACCGTGGGCTATCGCTATTCGCTGGGGGCCCATCTCGCGCTGTGCCACGGGCCGGTCGATGCCATTCGCGAGATCCGCATTGATGACCGCACCGCCTGGACTATTGATGCCGCGCTCAGCCAAGGTCAAGGCGGCGAGGTGCAAGCCCTGCAGTCCTACGGTACAGTTGCGGAGGCCAGTGCGGTGCCCGCCGGCGAGACGGGCAGCACAGCCGCGCTCACATTCTCGGGTGCCATGCCCGGCGTGCGGCTTGGCGCATCTTACGATCTGCATCTTGCCCTAGATGGCTATGCCGTCACCGTGGCGCTGCGCGGCATTGCCTATGATCCTGTGCTTGATCGCACCACATGGCAGGTGGAACCCGCCACAACCGCATTTGCCGCGCAAAACTGCGAGATCCGCGATGCGGCCAATTTGCCCAGCCTCAACACTGGCGCCGCAGGCGGGCGCATTCGCATCAACAAACCCGCGCTCTTTGGCGGGGAACAGCGCGAGGGCGGCATTGTCGGGGATATCGATGTGCTCATGGGCGCGCCCGATCAGGGGGCGAATGACTACCTCACATCCCGCGCCGGCGCAGATGTGCCCAGCTATCGCGGTATCTGCTCTCTGGTGCTGCGACAGGTCTATCTGGGCCTCAACCCCTATCTCAAGCCCTGGGCCGTGCGGGTCTCGCGGATCCTGAGCGCACAGGACGGCACGGCCCAATGGTATCCCGACACCGCCCGCATTGTGCCCGAGGTGCGCTTCGAAGGCACCGCCATCTATATCGCGATGGATGCCTCGGGCTCCATGTCTGGCTCTCGCATGGGCGCACAGATCACTGCCGTCTCCCGCCTCATAGACGAGATCGGCAAAAACAACCTCGCCCTTGAAGGCGCAAGCCCCAATGACATTCAGATCCTGACCTATGCCGCAGAAGTCCAAAGCACCATTCTGCGGCGCGATGCAGATAGCACCGCCTATGGCGAGTTGAGCGACTGGCTTGAGGGGTTGTCGCATTTTACCGATGGGGGCACGGATTTTGGCGCCGCGGTCAGTGAGGCAGAGGCGTTCTTTGAGGATGTTGATGTCAGTGCTGGCCCTTCCACCAAGCGCCGCGTGCTGATCTTTGTCACAGACGGAGAGCCAAGCCCCACCTCCAGCGTCACTGCCGCCAAAGCCACATTGGCCCGCATTGCTGATCTCGATGTCTATGCCTTCAATATCGCCCTGCCCAATACTGCCTATACCGCAGAGTTAGACAACACCCCCGTAGATGGCGTGCCCATTGTGCCGGAGGGAGATCCGGATGCATTGGTCGCCTCTTTCCGCTCGGGCTTTGGGCGCGACCCGGATATGAACCCCGCCCATATCATCCGAGAATGCCTCACCAATGAGGATTGGGGGCTGGGCTATAGCACCGCCGACATTGGCCCAAGCTTTGCAGAGGCCGCTGATACGCTCTTTGCCGAGAGCTTTGGCCTCTCGCTTCTCTGGCAGCGCGAAAGCGCCATTGAAGATTTTATCGCAGACATTCTCTCCCACATAGATGCGTACCTCTACATCAACCGCCGCTCGGGCCGCTGGGAGCTGCGCCTTATTCGCGATGATTATGACGTGCAGGCCATTCCGGTCTTTGATGACAGCAACATCGTGGATTGGGGCGAGCTCGGCCGGCGCGAGGCCAGTGATCTCATCAATGCACTGACCCTGCGCTTTACCGACATCCGCACCGATCAGACCGGCACAGTCAGTGTGAGTGACACCAGCCTTGTGCAAGAGTTCGGACAGGTCATCAGCACCACATTGGACTATCCCGGCATTCGCCATGAGGCGCTGGCATCGCGCGTGGCCGCCCGCGATCTGCAGGCCCTCTCTGCACCGCTCCTGTCAGGTGAGATCACCGTCACCCGCGCAGGCGCCGATCTGGACCCGGGCGATGTGATTGCCCTTACCAGCCCCGAGCGCGGGCTCTCCCATGTCATTATGCGCGTGGCGGAGATGGATTTGGGCGACGGGCGCAAGAACGGCATTGGCCTTAAACTCGTCGAAGATGTCTTTGCGCTTTCCAGCACTGCCTTTGTGGGCGGCGAGAGCAGTGAGACCGGCGCGCTGATCGTGCCGCCCAAACCGCTAGAGCGCCGCTGGGTGGCGGAAGCGCCATATTGGCTCTTGGTGCAAGAGTTGGGCCACACCCAAGCCGATGCGCGCCTGGACGAAGACCCGGATGCCGGTGCGCTGGTGGCGATTGCCGAGCGCCCCTCACCGGATGCGCTCTCCGCGCAAGTCTGGCATGACATGGGCAGCGGCTATGAGCCACTGGATCCTGTCGAGTTTGCCCCCACAGCGCTCTTGGGGGAAGACCTCTCCGAGGATCCCGAGCATAGGCAGGTGGCCGTGGGCGGCGGGCAAGGGCTCGAAGATGTCACCATTGGCACGCTGGCCAGTATAGGCGAGGAACTCCTGCGCGTGGACGGCGTAAGCCCGACGACACTTACACTTGGGCGCGGCTGTCTCGATACCGTGCCCCAAGCTCACGCAGCCGGCACGCCGGTGATCTTCTGGCACGCACTGGCCAATGCCACGGATCCGGTCTTTAGCGCCGGAGAGGACCTCTCGGTCAAGCTCCTGCCGGAAACAGGCTTTGGCACATTGCCATTGGTGCAGGCGCCTGAGGATCAGATCACTATGGCTTCGCGCGCCATCCGGCCATTACCGCCGGGCAATATCCGCGCCAACGGGCAGGCCATGGCCGATATCAATGCGCTGAATGACGGCCCGCTTCACCTGACCTGGGCGCATCGCGATCGCCTGTCACAAACCAGCCAGATCATCGACGCCCATGCCGCAGCCAGCATTGGGCCCGAGCCCGGCGTGTTTTATCGTCTGGAACTCAGATGGGTGGATCCTGGCACGGACACCGCACTAGAGCCGCCGGCCAAGGTGCTGGAGGCCGGCACGGGCACCAGCTTCGCGTTTCTTAAAGAAGAGATCCCGACCGACCAAGCGCCGCCGCTGACCAAACACATCGAGCTTTCCCTGCGCGCTCATCGCACCACCGGCACCATCACCTATGGCGCCTGGCAGGCACGTTCCATGCGCTTTTACATGCCCGACGGGTTGAAGCTCTCGGGAGCAGAGATGTGGCTGGGCTTGGGCACGGGCGCAGATCTCGAGGCCCATGTCGCCGAAGCCTGGGCCGATCACAGTGATCTGGACCCGCAAAACATCCTTGGCGCTGAAAGCTTTACCGAGCACGCCACCACAAAAGCCGTCTCGGCTGACCGCATCAGCATTTACATAGAGGTAGACCCTTAAACATGAGCCATGTCCTTCATCTCGGCCATCAGACCTTCGATCTCATGGGGGCGGATACGCTGATCAGCACCGATGCTGCCGGCTTTGATCCCGCTCTGGATACAAATTGCATCAAGCTCAGCTTGTCCACCAGCGCCGTGCAGCCCTTCTCGGCAGACTGGGCAGCGCCTACGGGCGATGTCTGGCTCAGCTTTCGCTATCGCGCGCCGGCGAACTCCGCCCATTTGATCTCCTCATCGGGCGTGCTGCTTGAGCTTTATGATGCCAACCACACGCAGATCGCCCGCATCCGCACGGATCGGGACACGGAAAAATATCACGCGGCCGTTTATGGTGACAGCTATGTCATGGGCAACTCAAGCTTTCTGGCAGCCACCGCGCTCACCTACTGGTTTGACATCCGCATTGCCGTGGGCGCCGAGATCACCATGGATTTATATGTTGATGGCGTTCTGCAAAGCTCGGCCACCACACCCAACACAGGTGGCATGGGCATGCCCGTCAAATGCATCTGGAAGAACCAGGGGATGCATGGGCATTACACCAACACCGT